CTTTGCGTTACCTGTGTAAATCGTTGACGCAGTTCCAGAGGTTGTGTTTAGGAACGCAGGGTAGACATCCGTTGCCGTACTGGTGTCGTTAGAGATACTAACCCCTGCCGCCGCAGTTACCCAAGACATCACGCCAGATCCGTTGGTCTGCAAGACCTGACCGCTTGTGCCGTCTGAGCTGGGTAGGGTGTAAGTCGTTGATCCCGCAGCCGCAGCTCCTTGTAACCCTACATACCCGGAACTCGTCCCGTTAAGTCTTAGGACGTTGCTCTCGATTAGTCCCGTCTGAGGGGTAAATTTGAGCTTAGTTGAGGCCACATTGACCGTGGTCGCGTTACCCGTGGTGACCGATGTAAAGATTGGGTAAAGAGGTGTTGCGGTCGTGGTGTCATCCGCAATCGTCACGCCAGAGGCATCGCTTGACCACGTTGGAACCCCAGAGGCCAGCTTTAGAACCTGACCGTCAGAGCCCGCAGCTAGGAAAGTCGTTGCCCCAGCGCCTGATTGGTAGGGTAAAGAACCTGTCGCGCCACCGGCTAGGTTGGTCGCAGTCCCCACGGCTACGCTCGATGCCGCCGTGCTCTCCCAGCGGTTGTCGGTGCTATCCCAAGTGATCAGGTCGTTGTTTGAGGGGCTTGGTGCGTAGACGTTTGACAGGTCGTTTAGCGTTGGCTCAAACGTAGGTCTTACAAATAAGATCCCGTTTGAGTTGTCCGCGTGGACTACCGCAGCTACTTGAACTTTGGCGTTTGGAGCTGTTGGGATGTTCTTGGTCAGAGCGCCCGTGACTGACGGGTTGTAGTACAGAACGTCACCGTTTGCCCAAGTCTCACCGACCGGTGTACCAGAGGTATCAATTCCCTTAACCTCGCCAAAAGACTGAACATAAATCCAGCCGTTTAGCGCCGCTGACTCCTTGGCTATACCTAAGATGTAATAACCCGTGGACGCGGTCAGACCCGTGGCTGGAGCACCTTGTAAGCCCCCGGACGATCCCAACGTGCCGGTCAGCATCACGACATTACCCTTGGTAATCGCACTCGATGCCTTGACGCGGTAGTAACTTTCCTCGTTGAGCTTAAGTTCTACGTTGTTGTTACCAATTAACTGCAAGGTCTTGGCGTTGTCATCGCTATTCCAAGACAGGGAACCCGCACCGCCTACAACTGACGCGGGCGTGATGTCAAAGTTGATCTCGTTGACGTTTTCTAGCGCACCAGCGTCTGACAGGGTAATCGTTGAGTTCTGGATTACCTTGCCGGTCGTTCCATCAAACCTCGTTACCGCGTTATCCGTGGACGATGCTGGGCCAACTACGTCACCCACCGATGTTGGGTTAGCCCATGACGGTACACCCGCAGCTAGGGTCAAGACCTGACCGTTAGAACCGGGGGATAGGAACGTGGTTGTTCCAACCCCTGATTGGTAGGGTAGATACCCCGTATTACCACCGGCTAGATTGGTTGCCGTGGTCGCGCTTGTAGCCGATGTTGCGGTCGCAGCATTACCAGATATTGATCCGGTAATCGTGGAGCTAACCGTCAATCCTGTAAGCGTTCCAACCGCAGTAATACCGGTGTACGACCCTGAAATCCGCGCAGAATCAATCGTCCCAGAGGTTATTGCGGTAGCGTCAATCGCTATGTTTGTATTGGTGACACTTGTTAATTGGCCCTGTGCGTTTACCGCAAAGACCGGAACCGCTGACGCGGAACCGTAGGTAGCCGCTACAACCCCGGTGTTTGTAATGCTGAATGTGTTTGCGGCTAGGGTTAACCCTGTACCGGCAAAGTAAGATCCAGCAATTGAGAAGTTTGACCAAGTAACCGGAGTGGTTCCAAGAGTCCCCCCCTGCATGACGTAGCAGTACCACGCCGTCCCGTTCTGGCTTCCTTCCTCAACAAACACCAAGGCCGATACCAGCTCGTCCCATGTATTTGTGTCATCAGACCGCGTCCAAGGTGTCCCAACAATATAAATACCGTTTTGCGCCTGATTGGTCTGGTTTTTGACTAAAACCCTGTCCCCAGCAGTTACCGAAACGGTGTCAATGGTCTGAGCGCCCGTCAGCGTGATGTTGGCTGTCGTTGCCGCCAAGACCGGTTGCTTCCATGAGATCCCAGCTATCGCTGAATCGACATAGAGCTTGTTGGTGAGGTCGTAATTACCCGATGGGGCATTGACCGCAGTCGCAGTCGTAAACGCCCCTGTGGAGGGCGTGGTAGCCCCTATGGTCGAACTGTTGATCGTACTATTCGTTATGTTCACCCCGTCCAAATTTGGATTTACAGGGGCGTAAAACGGTACACCGGCAGGGCCAATGAACGTAATGATGTCATACGGGTAAAGCGGCTCGTAAGTCGCTTGTACCGGTAGAAAGTTCGTGGTCTGGGTGTTGGCGGTCGAGTTCGACATGACCAATCCTTATTCTGTGGCTACCAACGTGACGTATAAGGTGTTAGTGCCTGATGAGATAGCCTTCAGATACAGATCCGGGGCTCCGCAGTCAATAATCATTGGGTAGATCATGTTTGCCGGTAGGACTAGCGACCCAGCGTTACCCGTTGACGCAATTGTGGGGGTAGCCATATTGGTAGAGCTCGTCCCAAAGGTCACGCCAGCCTTGCCCGTCCCGGTGTTTAGTAAAGCCACGCGGTAGGCGCGGGTGTTTGACGTTGGGATGATCTGGAGCGCAGAGGACGCAGAAGTTGTTAGATCCAACGCATACGTTGGGCTAAGAATTTTGATTTGGTTCATGGTTCACCTCAGATGTTGGTTGTGAAATTATCCTACTTTTAAGCCAATTTCCAATATGTCCTTCAAAGATTTTATTACCGATGTGACCCATGTTGATTTCTGGGTCTAACCAGACCTGACCGCCTATCTCTCGCCACCGCTTACAAAACGAAAAATCCTCGCCGTACTTCCACTTCTTTTCCGGGTCGATAAACGATTCGTAAAGGGGATAAAACTGGTTGTTAACTGCGGCATCGTGATAAAACGTCTCTGGATACGCTTCAATCATTTTGGCTACGCAGTTCTTTGTGATCTTCAAAAAGCCCGTGGGGACGCGATCCACCTCTAAAAGCCCCGTAGCTGGGTCAGCTCTTAGGTATTGACGCTCCTCGATCCAGCCGATATTGAACTTAAGCGGATCAACCCTTGCAGGGTACGCCCCAGCCACAAAGTCTACTGGGTGGTCGATTAGCTTACACAAAGCGCCCGCCTCCCACGCAACGTCTGAGTCAATAAAGACCAGCTCATCGCAGTCGGAGTGGTAGAAATTGGTTGTTATTACGCCTCGGCAGTCGGCAATCAGGGCGTTTCCTACGTCATCCACGAATGTGAACCGGTCACCACGCTTAATTAAGGTGATGCAGTCCGTCATTAGGGAGCGCATCGTTCCCATGTGAACCACGCCTGTGTAGGCGGGCATTGCCAACATTATGTGCTTCATGCGGTTCCTAAAAATGAGAAAAGCCACCCCTTTTGAGGGCGGCTTCTCCGTAGCTTCAAAACATCTTAGGCGGTAATGCCAATGTTTTGCAATGCAGTAATGATGCTATTGACCGCAGCCGCAACGTCAGCCGTGGAGGCCGTTGTCGAGACTAGCGGGGTAATAGCAGAGGCTTGAACCACAGGGGTCTCGCCGTAAAAACCAACCTCACCTCCAGCGATACCGATGAGAACACCATCGGCTGCACTACCGTTTAGTAGGTAGTTGGAGGTTTGGGTACTTGCTGGGCCGGGATTTGCCATGATCTAGGTTCCTTTCCTAATTAAGCCGCAACTCGGCAAGCGAGTTCGGGGTAGAGGGGAGCCCAACCGTAGAGAACGTCTAAGCGGGTGGGGATCGAGTCGTTGTTGATCGTGTACTGGCGAACAACGCGGATTGAGAGACCCAACTGCTTGTCGCTCGCACGACCGGCAAAGTGAACACCGTCTGGCAACTCAAGGTCGGCAGTCGCTAACGTGAACGCATTCTTGTGGAACACCAAGTTCTGCGGGCTGACTTTACCGGTCTTATCGAACGGGGTGACAGTTGCAGAAGCTGAAGTTGTCAGAACGGATACGTTTTGGAACTGACCAGCCGTGATGATGGCGGGCGAAACGGTCACGGAGGCAGAGCCACCGGAAGTAATCGTTACGTCAGCGGTCACGACAAAGTTACGCAGAACATTACCGCCGTATGGCTGACGGTTCTGTGGGTTGACTGCAAACACGCCAGCAATCTGGATGGTATCGCCTTGCTTTAAGCCAGCGTTGGCGGTAGCA